CCGACCCGCCCCTTGAGCCCCCACCCCCCGGTGGGGGCAAGGCGCGCTTCGCCCGCTTCGTGTCCCACGAATACGGCATCAGGGCCCTGGCGGTGCTGCTCCAGACTTATCAGGACCGCCACGGCCTCCGCACCGTCGCCGGCATCATCAACCGCTGGGCCCCGGCGGTGGAGAACAACACCGCGGCGTACATCGGAGCGGTGTCCAGGCGTCTCGGTGTCACCCCGCACGATCGCCTCGACCTCCATAACCCGGCGACGATGCGGGGCCTCGTGGAGGCGATCATCGCGCACGAGCTCGGCGGCAATCCGTACACGCCGGAGCAGATCACCGAGGGCCTGCGGCTGGCCGGGCTGGTCGAGCCCGGCGTCGCCGGCACCCGCACCGCCCGCGTCGCGGCGGGCACGGCGGCGGCGGGGGTGGCTACGGCTGGCACCGCCGAGATCCTGACCGCTGTCGCGCCCCACGCGAGCGGCCTGGCGGAGCTCGTGCAGGCGGCCGGGCCTTGGCTGGTCGCGGCCACGGTCGCGGCGATCGGCGCCTGGTTCGTCTGGCAGCGCGCCAGGCGGCTGCGGGAGATGGTCGGGTGATTGCTGCCAGCCTTGCGGCGATCTCGTCTGCCCTGACGACGGCCTGGGCGAGGGCCGGCTTCTACGTGGCGCTGGCCGCAGCGGCGGCCGGGACCGCGAGCATCGTGCTGGCGAGCATGTTGAACGCCGCCCGGCGGCGTGGGCGGCTGGAGGCGGAGCATCGAGCCTTGGGAAGGGCGTTGGACAATGCGGAGACGCGGGCGCGTGTGGATGCTGATGTTGGCAGGGATGGCGATCCTCCTGCCCGCTTGCGCGAGCGGTGGTCGCGTGACTGAGCCGGGCTGCGCGGCCTGGCGGCCGATCTTCATTTCCCGCGCTGACGTGCTGACGCCGGAGACGGCGCGTCAGATCCTGGCGCACAACGAGACGGGCGCAAGCATCTGCGGGTGGGGCCGGTGACGCGCCTCCGGCCACAATCGAGAGCGATCTACGAGGCGATCGTGGATGAGCTCCGCAAGCAGGGTGTACGGGATTTCGCGCTGACGATGCGATCCAAGCATCCGGCGGTGCAGTTCGTCGTGGGCGGTCAGGTGCGGACGGTCACCTTCGCCGGCAGCCCCGGCGACAACTTACGCTCCGCGCAGAACCAGCGCCGATGGGTTCGCCAGATCATCCAGGGCCGCGGCCCGTTCCAGCGGAGCGCCGCCCCATGAGCGCCACCACCCCTTCAACCACCGCGCTCGCCCGAGCCCGTGAGCTCTGCGAGTGGGAGCAGATCATGTGGGCTGTGTTGTGGGACACGCAGCCTGACAACGAGCCGCGCGTTCGTCATCTCTGCCAACGGGCGCTGCACCGCTCGGAGCAACGGGAATGGCCGTGGACGGAGCATCCCGCGCTGTTCGCGACCAAGCGCCAGGCGCTGGCCTACATCCGCGAGCACTTCAGCTTTTGCCTAGAGGAACGCTACCGGAAACGCCCCCACAACAACCGCATGCCCAAGCCCTACCGGGTGCGCGTGCGGATCACGATCCCGGAGGAGGGCGGGCAGTGATCTACGCTCTGGTCATCCTGCTGGCCGCCGATCCGATCCCGCGCGTGTCTTGGTACGGGTCGGCCGATGACTGCCGCGTCCATGCGGCGGTCCAGGCGTTTCACCACACCACCCGCGGCGCTGTGGTCGAGTGGGTTGGCTGTCAGGGGGTCCGGTCGGACAGGTTCCACCCCCGGCTACGTGACGGCGAAGGCAGCCACCCATGACCGTCTCCCTCGTCTGGGCCACCCCCGAGGCCGATCGGCTGGTGGCGTACATGGCGCGGGTGTCGGCCCCCCAGAACCAGGGCAATGACGCGACCGCGCCGCGGCTGATCGGGTATCTGATCCGTCACCGCCACTGGTCCCCGTTCGAGATGGTGTCCGCGTGCATGGAGATCGTCACCACGCGCGACATCGGCCGGCAGTTGCTGCGGCATCGGAGCTTCGCGTTCCAAGAGTTCAGCCAGCGCTACGCCGACACGCGCGAACTCCCCCCGGCCCCCTTGCGGGAGGCGCGGCTCAAGCACCCGACGAACCGCCAGGCCAGCACGCCGACCACCGACGAGGTGCTGGCCGCCTGGTGGAGGGACGCCCAGGAGGATGTGCTGGCGGCGGCGGAGACGGCGTACCAGATCGCGCTGGAGTACGGCGTCGCGAAGGAGGTCGCGCGGGCAGTGCTGCCGGAGGGGCTTACCACCTCCAGGCTGTACATGGCCGGCAGCCTCCGGTCCTGGCTGCATTTCTGCGATCTGCGGCGTGGGCCGGAGACGCAGAAGGAGACGCGGGAGGTGGCGGAGGCTGCTTGGGCGGTGCTGCGGGGGGCCTGCCCGACCATCTGCGAGGCCTGGGAGGCGGCATGACCTTCCGGCGCCGTGTCGCCCTGCCGCCCGAGCTCGCCGCGCTGGCGGCTGATCCGGTCGCGCGGGAGCAGATCAAGCGCGAGGTGAAGAAGCGCCTCGATGAGCGGAAGATCGAGCTTTACCGGCCGTACGCCAAGCAGGAGGCGTTTCACGCCGCGGGCAAGGCGTACCGCGAGCGGCTGCTCATGGCCGGCAACCAGTTGGGCAAGACCTACTCGGCCGCTGCGGAGACGGCATACCACCTGACCGGCGAATATCCCTCATGGTGGCAGGGGCGACGCTTCGACAAGGCGGTGGCGTTCTGGGGTGCCGGCGTCACGAACGAGGCGACGCGCGACACCGTGCAGCGCCTGCTGGTTGGGCGCGCGGGGAACATCGGCACCGGGATGATCCCGAAGGCGCGGATCAAGGAGACGACCAGCGCCCGCGGCATCGCGGATGCGCTGGACACGGTCTTCGTCCATCACGCGACCGGCGGCGTCAGCCAGATCACGTTCAAGAGCTACGAGGAGAAGCGGGAGAAGTGGCAGGGCGAGACGCTGGACGGCGTCTGGATGGACGAGGAGCCGCCGCTGCCGCTGTACATGGAGGCGCTGACGCGGACCAACGCCACGGGCGGCATCGTGTACTGCACCTTCACGCCGCTGCTCGGCATGTCCGACATGGTGCGGCTGTTCTACCCCCGCCCGTCAAGCGTCGATCGGTGCATCGTCCAGATGACGATCATGGACGCCGACCACCTCGATGATGAGCAGAAGCAGCGGATCATCGCGAGCTATCCGGCGCACGAGCGGGAAGCGCGCACTAGGGGCATCCCGCAGCTTGGCAGCGGGAAGGTCTTCGCGGTGCCGGAGAGCGCGTACACGGTGGACGCCTTCGCGATCCCGCCGCACTGGCCGGGCATCGTCGGTATCGATCTCGGCTTCGATCACCCCTTCGGCGCCGCCCTGCTGCGGTACGACCGCGACGCCGATACGGTCTATGTGACGAACACGCACCGCGCGAAGGGCCAGACGGTGCTCCAGCAGGCCGAGGTGCTGCGCGCTTGGGGCAAGTACCCGGTGGCCTGGCCGCATGATGCGGCGAGCCATGACCGCACGAGCGGCGAGACGATGGCGGAGCTCTACCGGCGCCACGGGCTGAACATGCTGCACGCCCACGCGACCTTCCCCGATGGCGGCTACGGGTTGGAGGCGAGCATCGCGGACGTGACCGATCGGCTGGAGACGGGGCGGCTGAAGATCTTCAGCCACATGGCGGATCTGCTGGAGGAGCTCCGCATGTACCACCGGAAGGACGGGCGGGTGGTGAAGGAGCAGGACGATATCATCAGCGCGATGCGGTACGCGCTGATGATGCTGCGCTTCGCCGGCCGCCCACCGAGCGCGGCTGGCGGTGGGCCGCCGCGCCGCAAGTTGCGTCTAGTCTGAGGAGCAGAAGATGCCGAAGAAGGTCTGGAACACGCCCGACCCGACCAAGGGCGACACGAAGCTGACGCCGCGCGCGAAGGCGTCGGCCAAGGCGTCCGCAAAGGCAGCGGGGCGCCCGTACCCTAACCTCGTGGACAACATGCGGGCTTCAGCGAAGGCGAAGAAGAAGGGATGAAGAACTACCCAACCCGCCCCGACAAGCATGTCACCGAGGCGCGCATCGAGCGCATCCGCGAGCTCCGCGCGAAGGGGTTGAGCTACGCCAAGATCGCCGACGAGCTCAACGTCAGCACGCAGAGCGTCCACCAGCTTTCGGTGCGCTACGGCATCCTCAAGGGCGTCGATCGGCCGGCGATCCCGCTTCATGAACCTACACCCCCGGCCGCGAGGAGCCCCGAATGACCCCCGACCGCATCAAGGTGCTGATCGACTGGAACGAGCAGCGCGCGAAGCTGGCGCAGTACGAAGAGGACGCGCAGGCGCACCGCGCTTCGGCTGAAGCGCTGGGCTTGCTGCTGCCCGCGCAGCCGGCTACCCCGCCGCCCGCCGAACCGGCTCCCGCCAAGCCCACCGCCCGTGCGCGCAAGCGCGCACACTAGCGTCTAGTTACGCCCAGCGCACGCGCCCGAGCCTCATCGCTCGGGTGCGTTGCGCCCGGCTCCTCTGCGCGCGTAACGCTGCACGCTACTCGTGGAGGGTGGCGTGGCTTACGATCAAGCCGAGGTGCCGGAGGGCGTGCAGGAGGCGGTTCGCGCCGCCTACAGCGACGCCGCCCAGTTCATTGACGACGAGATCGCGCCTCTTCGCGAGAAGGCGTTCAGCTACTTCGACGGCTATGTCTGGAGCCGCGCCGGCAAGCCGGAGACGCCTGACGATCTGGAGGGCCGCTCCAGCATCGTCATGCGCGAGGTGGCTGACACGATCCAGCAGATGCTGCCTGGTCTGATCCGCGTCTTCACCTCCGGCGAACAGGTCGTCCAGTTCGTCCCCAACGGCCCCGAAGACGAGGCCCTGGCGGAGCAGCAGACGGACTACGTCAACCACGTCATGAACAGCGACGGGAACAGCTTCTTCGTGCTGCTGCACGACGCGCTGCACGACGCGCTGCTGAAGAAGACCGGCGTCCTCATGTGGTACTGGGACGAGCGCGTCACCGTTGACGAGATGACCTTCACCGGCCTGTCGCCGTTCCAGGCGGCCAGGCTGGAGCAAGACCCCGAGATCGAGGTGCTGGAGCGGACGGAGACGTTCGCGGCGCCCCTCGCTTCGCCGCCTCCGTCCGAAGCCGTTGGCGGGGTGTTCCCGCCTGCCGCACCTCCCCCGGCGGACGTGATGGCGGCGGCCCCCGGCGTTGATCCTTCCCCGGCGCCGGGGGCGCCCTTTGCCGAGCCGACGATCGAAATGCGCGTTCGCCGCCGCCGTACCCGCGGCGCGCTGCGCGTGGAGGCTGTGCCGCCGGAGGAGTTCGTCATCGCGCGCGACGCGCGGGACGTGCCGACGACGCCGTACTGCGCCCGCCGCCGGCTGCCGACCGTCTCCGAGCTCGTGGAGGCCGGCTATGACCGCGAGGCGGTCGAGCGCCACGCGCGCGAGGACATCGAGTTCGGTCTGAACGAGGAGGCCGAGCAGCGGAACCCCGGCCTCCGCGAGCGCGTCAGCGGCAGCCCGCGCGACCGCAGCCAGTGGCGCGTGCTCTATGCCGAGCACTACATCCGCTTCGACAGCGACGACGATGGCGTGGCCGAGCTCCACCGCGTCTGCACAGTCGGCGAGCAGTGCGAGGAGGTGCTGCACGACGAGATCGTGCCGGAGGCGCCGTTCGCGGTGTTCAGCCCCGTGCGTCTGCCGCATGCGGTGTTCGGCTACAGCGTCGCCGATCAGGTGATCGACTTGCAGGATCTGAAGACGCAGATCATGCGCTCGGTCCTCGACAGCCTGGCGGAGAGCCTGGACCCCAAGATGGGGGTGGTCGAGAACGCGGTGCGAATGGAGGACGTGCTCAACAACGAGCGCGGCGCCGTCATCCGCATGTCGGCGCCCGGCATGGTGCAGCCCTTTGCGATGCCGTTCGTCGGCCCGCAGGCGATGGGCGTCATGGCGTACCTCGATGAGGTCCGCGCGCAGCGCACCGGCATCACGAGGGCCAGCCAGGGCCTCGACCCCGAGATCCTCCAGAGCACGACGAAGGCGGCGGTGCAGAACACCGTCGAGGCGGCGCAGGAGCGGGTGGAGATGATCGCCCGCACGATCGCCGAGACGGGCGTGAAAGCGCTCTTCCGCGGCGTGCTGCGCGCCATCATCCGCCATCAGGACAAGCCGCGGGTGGTGCGGCTCCGCAACCAGTGGATCGAGGTCGATCCTCGCGCCTGGGATGCGGACATGGATGTCTCGGTGAATGTCGGCCTGGGCCGCGGCACCGAAGAGCAGAAGATGGGCTTCCTGGCCCAGATCGTTCAGAAGCAGGAGCAGATCCTCCAGACGCTCGGGCCGGCGAACCCGCTCGTGGATCTCCGCCAGCTTCGCTCGACCTACGCCGAGATGCTGCGCCTGGCCGGCTACAAGGACGCGTCGCGCTTCTTCAAGGAGATCGACCAGGCGGCAATGCAGCAGATGGCCCAGGCCTCGCAGCAGCGCCAGCCGCCGATGGACCCGAACATGCTGCTCGCCCAGGTCGAGGCCCAGAAGGCGCAGATCGACATGCAGATCGCGCGCGAGAAGATGCAGCTTGAGTGGCTGAAGGCCCAACAGGCTGACGACCGCGAGCGTGACAAGACCGAGGCCGACATCGCGCTGCGGGCCGCCGAGATGCAGGCCCGGTACGGCGCCCAGATCAACATGGCGGAGATCAAGGCCTCGATCGATCGGGATCGCAACCTGATGCAGATGCAGGCGCAGCAGCAGCGCGACGCCATGCAGACGCAGCAGCGCCGCGAGCAGGCGGCGATGCAGGGCCAGCAGCAGGGGGTGGTGCAGTGAGCGGGCTGCTGGACGCCGATCTCGTGCCGCGCAACCGGCGCCCGCGGTCGCTCTTGGACAATCCTGACCCTGTCGATGATCTGCGCGAGAGGTTGCCGGCCCGCCCCGCCCGTTATGGCGCGGAGCTAACTATGCCAAGCGCCGATGTTCGCCCGCTCGACACGGTGGACCCGACCGCGCGCATGTCCCTGCGGGCGGGCGTGGGGCAGACGGTAGGCGACACAGCGCGGCTGTATCAGCGGGCTATCGACGCGGCGGGGTGGGGCGGTTCCGTTCGCGCGTTTCACGGCACCTTCGCCCCAAATCTGCGCCAGTTGGATAACGCGCGGCTTGGGGAAAACTTCAATAATCGGGCCTCGCGCGCCGGGCATTGGTTCTCAACCAACCCCGACGACGCCGCTTTCTACGGGGATAATATTTATGAGGCGGTTCTCGAGGGCCGGTTTCGTTCTTTGCCTTCGATGGAAGAAATCGGCAGCGGCGTCGTACAGCGGCTTGAGACGGTCGCTGAGAACCAAAACATCTCTTATGAAGCGCGACAGAGGGCAAAGGCTTTCTTGGAGTATCTCAGCGCTACCCGCGATCCGTCTTTCTTTACCAATTCTGCCGCGTCGGAAATCTCGAAAGCGCGAAGGGCCGGGTATGACGGCGCTGTTTTGCGTGGCGGCGAAACAGTCCAGACCAACAGCAGGCCTGGCGATAACTACGTAGTATTTGACCCAGCCAACGCGCGCATTAAAGGGCGCTACGAGCCATGACGAGCGTCAGCGTCTTCGCGCTTGGCCGCCAAAGCCATTTCGATTTGTGCGCGCCACTCAAGGGCCGTGAGCCGCCACGTTTTCATGTCGGTTTGGTCCGGCTCTCCGGCCAGCGCGGCCACAAGCTCGGAAATGCTGTTCTGGTCGTAGCAGGCGGCCGCGAAGGTATTGGGGCGGATCGCGGCGAAAGCACTCTGCTGCATGTTCGCTCTCCTGTTTCGGCGCGACAGCTTACGCGGGATTTGCCCTCCGAGGGAAGCGCGATGCAGGGCCAGCAGCAGGGGGTGGTGCAGTGAAGGGTCTCCTCGACGCCCCCCGCAAGGTGACTGTTCCGAAGCGGACCAGCGTGCGCGGCCAGCCGCACAAGCTGGCGTACATCAACGACGAGGAGGCCGCCCTGCTGCGGTCCCGCGGCGGCGGCGTGGACCGTGACGGCGGCCAGATCATGCACCGCGGGGTGCCGGCGTATTACGACGCAGACGGCAGCGGGAACGCCACCGACAGCAGCAACCCGACCGGCGGCGACACCAGCGCCGACAGCGGCGGCGGGTACAACGAAGGCAACGGCGGCGACGGCGGTTATGGCGGCGGCGGCGGTATGGCAGCCCCCTCACCGGAAACCGCTGCTGCGGCCGAACGCAGGCGGCGTCTGAACGCGGGCGAGTACATCCCCAGCGCGACGCCGTTCGCAACACCGGCCCCGTTCTTCGCACCGACGCCCGCCGGCATGGGCGGGCCGCCGCCTGGCACTGTCAGCCCCTTCACCGGCTTCCGCAACGCGCTGGGCGCGCCGCCGGTCATGCAGCCCTTCGCGCTGAACCCCGCCCCGGCCCGGCCGGCGGTGGGCGCGTTCGCGCCGCTGCCGCCCGCGCCGATGCCGATCCCGATGCCGCGCGCGGATCAGACACCGGGCTTCTTCGAATACCTTCGGCTGCTGCGAGGCTACTGATGAGCGGTCTTCTCTCCGACGAGGAATTCGACCGCCGCCTGCTCCGCCGCATGCAGCGCGACATGGGCCGCACGACGAACCCCACGGCGGCCGAACAGCGCGCCGCGATCGGCGGCGCTGCGGCCGACGCGGGCCAGATGGCGTTCGACCTTCTCGTGCCGCAGAGCCCGATCGACTTTGCCTTGATGGCGGCCTTCGGGCCTGGCGGCCGGGCGCTCCGTATCCCGGCCGCGGCGGGCCTGCTGGCGATGGAGCCCGGCGAGGCCGAGGCGCGGCGCCGCCTTCCCGGCGCGACGCCCGCGCAGTCTCGCGCCGAGATCCGCCGGCTGCGCCTGCGCGACGCGCAGGATGAGGCGCTGGCCGCGGCACCGCCCCCGCCTGCGGGGGTGACGGACGAGACGCCTTTCGGCGTCAATTCCCGCGGCCCGAATGCGACGCCCTACGGCTCCGGCGAAAGCCCTCTCGATTTCTACGGCCCCGGTCAGAGCCCGTACATCGGCGACAACGTCCGCGATGCAGACGGCAACCGCGTCGGCCAGCCCGGCGTGCTAGCCGCGACCGGCGAGGCGCGCTCCGGCAAGCCCGGCGGGGGCGGTTTGCGCGAGGCGATCCCGGTCCCTGACGTGCCCGGCGCGGCCCCCGACCGCAGCCCCGGCACCGTCATCCGTCACAACCCAGCCCGCGGCGACAGCGCCCGCTTTGCTGACTTCCAGACCCGCATCCAGGGCGAGCCGATGCTGCTGGACGAGATCACAGCGACCGCCAGGGCGGGCGAGGACATCGGCCGGCGCTGGTACAACACCGAGGGCACCCGCCAGCGTTTCATCGCGGAGCTCGGTGAGGATGAGGGGCACCGCGCCTGGTCGGAGTTCATGCAGCGCATCGGCGCGGCGAGCCCCGGCAACGCGGTCTATCCGAACATCCGCCAGGCGTCCTACTACTTCGCCGAGCCCGAGGCGGCACGCGCCGCGCGCCAGGGCCATCTGGCGACCACCGGCAGCTACCCGCGGCCGCCCGAGCCCTACGGCAGCCTCACGCAGCAGTACCAGGGCGCGCTCGATGATCTCGTGAACCGCGGGCGGTTCATCGACAACGCCGAACCGACACGCGCGCCGAAGCCCCGCGGCTTCACGAACAGCCTGCTGGGCAACCCTGAGAACATCGCGGCCGACAAGCACTTCATGCGCTTCATCGGCATGGCCTCTGGTGACCCGCGCTTCCTGCACGGTAGCGCGACAGTCAGCCAGGATCTCGCGAACCAGATCGCCGAGCGCTTTCCCGATATCGCCCGCGGCAACATCACCACCCGCCGGGTAAAGAACGCCGCGGGCCAGGAGACGCTTCAGACCAACTTCAACGCGGCACGCGCCGTGCGGGAGAACGGCGGAGCGGAAGGCGACCTGTTTCGGTTCATCCGGCAGCAGCCGACCGTCTGGGACGAGGTGCCGCGCGATAACGAGTACGGCGCATATGAGCGCCTGGCGCTCGATATCGCCAACCGTATGAACATGACGCCCGCCCAGTTGCAGGCGAGCCTGTGGATGGGCGCCGCGCGTCGGACAGGTGTGCGGGAAAGCTCCCTCGACACCTTCGACAACATCTTCAACCGCGTAGTGGACGACCGCGCCGCTGAACGCGGTCTGTCGTCTGACGAGGTGTTCCGGCGCTTCGCCACGCGGGCGCAGCCTCTGGTGGTGCCGCCGCTGGCCGTGGGCGCCACCGGCCTCCTCGATGACGAGGAGCGCGACCGGTGAACGCCGAGCAGCTTCTCGCCAACGCCGAGCTCGCCGCCTGCGACGCCAGGGGCGCGATGGAGCACCCCGGCCTGCGGGCGGCGCTGGAGCGCCTGGAGGCGCGCTACCTCGACCAGATCCGGGCCTCAAGCTTCACCGATCGCGACGCGCGGGAGGCGGCGTATTTCCGCCTGCGCGCCCTCGCGGATCTCCGCGCCGACCTCTCGGCGACGGCAGCGGCCCCGAGCGTCATCGCTCGGAATCACAGATCAGTGTTGAAATCGTAAGGGAAGCAATGACAGGCTCCACTATGACGCCCGACCCCGTCAGCACCCCGGATGCCGGGACTACGGTGGGCGATGCTGCAAGTGCGATCGAGCGCCTGCTGGCCCGCGAGAGCGGGGAACCGGCGGCCACCGAGAAGCCCGAGCAGCCCGAAGCCGAGGCCGAGCAGGCCGAGGCGCAGCAGCCTGACGACGAAGCGGATGAGACGCAGGAGGAGGCCGAGGCCGAGTCCGGTGCCGCAGAGGAAGAGGGCGCCGCGGATGACGAAGATCAGCCGCAGCAAGAGCCTGACGCGAAGACGCTCGTCACCGTCGAGATCGACGGCAAGGCAGAGCAGATCCCGCTGGAGGAGCTCAAGCGCAGCTATCTGAGGACCGCGGACTACACGCGGAAGACGCAGGCCCTGGCCGCGGAGCGCAAGTCGCTCCAGAGCGAGGTGCAGGCGTTGAGGACGGAGCGGCAGCAATACGCGGCACTCCTGCCGGCCCTAGAGCAGCAGCTTCACACGCTGACGCCGAGGGAACCGGACTGGGACCGCCTGCTGAACGATGACCCGATCGAGTACGTGCGCCAGGTCGAGCTCAAGCGCCAGCGGGACGAAAAGCTCCGCGCAGCGCAGATGGAGCAGCAGCGCCTCGCCACCCTGCAATCGCAGGAGCAGGCCCGCGAGCTCCAGGCGAAACTGGCCGAGGAACGCGACGCGCTGACCCAGGCGATCCCCGCCTGGAAAGACAGCGCGAAATGGGCAGCCGATCGTGCTCGCATCCGCGAGTATGGGGCCAGGCTCGGATGGAGTGACGAGGAGCTTTCCGGCGTCACCGACCACCGGGCTGTCACGGTCCTGTACAAGGCGATGCAGTTCGATGAGGCGATGACCCGCCGGCCTTCCCCGGCACCCGCCCAGAAGCAGGCAGCCCCTGCTCCGGTGCGGCCGGGAAGCCAGCGAACCGCCCCGCGTACCGTCTCGGACCTCACCCGCGCGAAGCAGCGTCTCGCGAAAACCAATTCCGTCCGCGACGCCGCGGCGGTCCTTGAACGGCTTCTGTAGGGGTCACCATGAGCAAGATTTCGAACTCCTTCGCGACGTACAGCGCGCGGGGCAACCGAGAGGATCTCTCGGACATCATCTACAACATCGACCCGACCGACACCCCCGTGATGTCGGCGATCGGCACCCGCAACGTCACGAACAAGCAGTTCGACTGGCAGACCGAGAGCCTGCCGGCGGTGGACGGGAACAACGCCCGCGTTGAAGGTTTCGAACTGTCCCGCTCGGCTTCCACGCCGACCGTGCGCCAGTTCAACGTGACGCAGATCTCCAGCCGCGACGCGACCGTCACCGGCTCCCAGGAGGCCGCGAACGCCGCCGGCAAGCGTTCGGAGATGGCGCACCAGATCGCCCTCGTCCTCAAGGCGCTGAAGCGCGACATGGAGGTGATCATCTGCGGTCGCCAGCCGCGTGCGGACGGCGACGACGCCGGCTCCGGCACGGCGCGCCGCACCCGTGCGCTGGAGCACTGGATCACGACCAACGTCGCCTACGGCGCGACGGGCGCGAACGGCGCGAACGCGACGACCGCGCTGACCGACGGCACGAAGCGCGCCTTCACTGAGGCCCTGCTCGCGCAGTCCATCCAGACCGCCTACGAGAACGGCGCCGAGCCCTCGACCCTGGTGATGGGCCCGTATGCGAAGCGCAAGTTCTCGACCTTTGCCGGCCGCTCGCAGAGCCGCGTGAAGGTGGACGAGGACCAGATTGTCGCGGCGGCTGACTTCTACCTGTCCGACTTCGGCGAGGTGAAGGCGGTGCCGTCGCGCTTCTCGCGTGCGCGCACTGTGCTCGGCCTCGACCCCGAGTACGCGAAGGTGGGTTATTACCGCCGCTTCCAGCGCACCGACATCGCGAAGATCGGCGACGCCGACACGAAGATGCTTCTGGCCGAGTGGGGCCTGGAGGTGTCGAACGAGAAGGCGCACTTCAAGATCGCGGACGTGTTCGAAAGCGCGGCCGAGGAAGCCGCCGCGGCCTAAACCGCGGCAGCGGCGGGCGCACTACGCCCGCCGCCTTACGCGCCACACACAACTGTATGTGTGGCGGCCCGCGCCAGGCCATTCGTGGCCCGGCGCACCCCCGGCGACGGGAGACTTGCGTCTCGGGCCTTACGTGGAGGGCACACCGGCTTATGCATCGCGCAATTTACGACCAGTTCGGCGGTGTGGTGCGCTCGGTCCATGTGGACCGCTCGGAGGATCGGATGGTCTTCGCGAGCGAGCAGGATGTGGACCCGATCCTCCGCGCCAACGAGCGCGACCGAGACGTGGATCAGCGGGGGCGTGAGTTCCGCCTGGCGGCCCGCGTGCCGATCGAGGTGGTGGGCCGCGCTATGCGCGAGGGCTGGTACAACGACAAGGCGGCCTGGAAGCGCTGGCTGAACAACAGCGAGAACCGCGCCTTCCGCGTGTGGGAGGGCCGGGTCTGATGGCGCTCGCCAACTACGCCGACCTCAAGACAAGCATTGCCGGCTGGCTGAACCGCCGGGATCTGACCGCTGTCATCCCTGACTTCATCCGCCTGGCGGAAGACGACATCGCCAGCAAGCTGCGCGATCGGCGGATGCTGTCCCGCGTCGAGGCGACCGTTGAGGAGCAGCCGATCGCGCTGCCGACCGATTGGATCGAGGCCGCGCGTGTCGCGCCCGAAGGCGGGGCACCGCTGGAGCCGGTGACGCTGGAGCGCTTGCAGGAGCTCCGCCACGATCGCCGGCTGCCGCTGATGCTCAACGCCGAAGCGACGACCGGCGGCCCGCAGTATTTCGCCATCAACGGCACCGTCATGGAGTTCTGGCCGGTCCCGGCCAGCCCGGTGGTGCTGGAGATGACCTACTACGCCCGCGTCCCGCGCCTGACGGATGCCGCGCCGACCAACTGGCTGCTGGAGCAGGACGCCGCGGTCTACCTCTACGGCGCCCTCGTGCAGAGCGCGCCGTATCTCAAGGACGACCAGCGCGTCGTCGTCTGGGCGGGCCTCTACAAGGACCGCATCGACACCCGCAACAACGCCAGCCGCTCGGCCGCCTTCAACGGCGGCGCGCTGAAGCGCGTGCGCCGCGGCTTCTGAGGAGATCAACATGGCAAACCTCACCGACTACTCCGAGAACCTTCTCCTCACCTGGCTGATGACGACCAACGCCGCCACGCGGCCGACCGCTTGGTGGGTGGGTGTTGGCACGGGCCACACCGACACCGGCCTGACCGGGGAGCCGAGCGGCAACGGCTACGCGCGCCAGGCGCTGGCCTCGACTGTCACGGGCAGCACCTCCGCGAGCAACAGCGCGCTGCTCTTCGGTCCGGCGACCGCGTCCTGGGGCGCGATGGCGAGCGTCGCGATCTTCGACGCAGCAAGCGGCGGTAACGCGCTGTGGACGGGGGCGCTTCAGACGGCGCGCACGATCGACAGTGGCGACAGCCTGTCCATCGCGGCAGGCACGCTCACCGAGACGCTGGCTTAAAACGAGGCGCGCGGTATGACCGAGATCAAGATTAGCGATCTGCCGGCGGCGACGCAGGCGAACGCAACCGATCAGCTTGAGACGAACCAGAGCGGCACGTCGCGCCGCCTGACCGTCGCCCAGGTTGCCGCCTACGTTTCCGGCAACCTCGCCAGCCCGGCCATCACCGGCTCCACGGTCGTCTCCGCGAACACCTCCACCGACGCCCTCCGCATCACGCAGACCGGCACCGGCAACGCGCTGGTGGTCGAGGACAGCGCGAACCCAGATGCGACGCCTTTTGTGGTCACGGCGGATGGCAACGTCGGCATCGGCACGTCGTCGCCTGCCAAGAAACTCTCGATTAACACTGGCGGCGCACTTGATGGGGTCCAGGTTTTCGCTACGGGAGGCGGTGCGGGATCGGGGGGCAACGTCGCTGTTTTTGAGGGTATCAGCCATCGCGGAGACGCTA